ACAAGCCCCTGCTGTTGTTGATTTCCAGGCAAAATAAAAAGCCTTGAAATCTCAATGATTTCAAGGCTTTTCACGTGGTGACCCATCGGGGATTCGAACCCCGGACACCCTGATTAAAAGTCATATTTAATATACATCAAATACCGCGATTTCCCTTATTTTATAAGGCTTTTCGCGGTATTTCCAATTATTGTCTGTGAATAAAAAGTTGCACGAAAGTTGCACAAATTCCCGGGGCAAATGCCCCGGGGTTGATTACTTCTTTGGGATCTCATCCATGTATTTGCTGAGCTTATGCGGGCCTGCGTCCTCGTCCATTAGGAAGGCTTTGGCCATGAGCGCGTAGCACTCGTCGCGGTTGACTCCCAACTTTTTTGCGACCTCGATGTAGTCCGCGTACATCATGTTGATCGCCGTGAACCACTCCCAGGGCTTACAGTCGGGGCAATGCGCCTTACGCATCTGCTCGGCGAGATCCGGGCGGAAGTGCGGCATCTGGCTGCCGTCTGCCGCCTTCATCTCCCGAACCCACTTCATGGCGCACTCCTCGTCTACCTCTTTGTGCTCCTTTTTGTGGTTCTTTTCATTGCCATTTGTCCAGGCCATGCCGGCGGCGTACATGCGCTGCGGTTTACTGCCGTACTCCTCGTCGTCATCGTCGTAATGACGGCGTTCATGGCCGTAACCCATCATGCCGCGGCTGGAATACGGGTCGCTGCCGGACATCTCCATAGGATCTACGCCGCCGTGGCGCATACCCTGACGCTCCCGGGCCTTGCGGCCCACGTAGTCCTCATTGTAGCGCGGCTGCTCCATCTGCTGCCTGCCGCCCTGCTGGCGTTCGCCATTGCTGGATTTTTTATACCGATCGCTCATCACCATCATGCGTGTTGCCGGGCTCATTTTCATGCCTTATGCACCTCCTTCCGCAGGCGCCGCGGGAGCGGTGCCGTCAATGGCTGCCAGGTTGTAGTTGGGCGCGCAGCTGGCGCCGCCGACCAGCTTGAACGCGCCGCCGGTGGGCGTGGTGCCGACGATCGTGGTGTACCTGGTGCGGGTACGGATCGCGCAGGCCGTCAGCTGGGCGCCTTTGCAGTTGTTGAGCGGGTACTGGACGGTGCCGTCGCCGATGGTTATAAACACCGGGGCGGTGATGGTCGTATCTGCCGGGATCGCTTGGGCGACCACGATGCAGTATTTTTCACAATTGTTGTAGGATCCTGCCGGCAGGTTGATCAGCAGATTACCGCCGGCAAAGGTTACGGCCTGAGATATGATCAGGCGTCTGCAAAGTCTGCAATTACCACTCATATTATCTATCCCTCCTTCTCAGGGCCGGCGGGGTTATCCCCCGCCGCCCGAATAGTCAACCGTCGTTACTCAGCAGCATGAACCGCAGCCGCAGCCGTAGTTATAGCCGCCCGTGTAACCGATGCCCACGGGGTTACCGTAGCAGCAGTTGGGATTGGGCACTACGTAGGCCGGTACCGGGCAATCTCTGCCCAGACGTCTGATAAGCTCCGCTGTCTGCGCTTCCTGGTTGGCGGTAATAAAGGCGTTCTGCTGGGCCTGAGAGGCAGCGAACTTGAGGCTCTGGTTCTCAGCCTGCAGAGTCGAGATCTTGTCCTGTGTCAGGAAGTCAAGGATCGCCCGGGTGTTGGCGTTCTGGCCTTCGATGATATCGCGGGTCGCGGTCGCCATCTGGTTCCTCGTCGCGCAGTTTTCGGTTGCCATCGTGTACTTCAGGTCGGCAATGGCAGCGCGGTTCTCACAGCAGCAGTCGGAGAGCTGATGGCTCAGCTGGTTGAATCCCTGCTCCACGCCGTGGAAGCCGCCCGTGATGGCATTGTTCAGCGCGTACGTGCTGTCGCAGATGCCCTGCTGGATGGCGGTGATACCGGTCGTGATACCGTTGAGTGCGAAGCCTTCGTTGATGTCGGCGCGGGTCGCCATGCCCTGAAGGCCAGCTCCGCCGCCGAAGCCGCCGAAGCCGCCACCATAGCCAAAGCCACCGCCGAACAGCGCGGCGATCACGATGATCCAGATTATGCCAGCGATGCCGCCGCCACCGAAGCCGTCGTTACAGTTGCTGTTGTTGTCCTGACCGAGAGCGTATCCCATTGCAAAGTCGTCACTCATTTGTGTTCCACCTCCGTGTGTCTGTATTTCGAACGGCATTCGCCGTTACGATCATTTAGGGAGCCTTATGCCAAGCTGTTTCGCGAACAGATTAAGGTCTACGCCACGCTGTTTTGCTATGTCATAGGCCATCCTCTCCATTTCCGCGGGTGTCTTGCCATTGACCATCTGAAGCACCTGTCCAAGCTGCGGATTGGTCTGGGCTATGCCGGTTAGCATCTGCATGGGGTTGCCGCTTTGCTGAAGCATCTGTATCAACTGAATAGGATTCATCATTCCTGCTCACTCCTTCCGCGCATCATGTCCTTTATCTGCTGGAGCTCCGCGCGCAGCTGGTCGACCACTTCCATGGGCGCCCAGCGCTGCGCCTGCTGCGGTTCGGCGGGCTGCTGCACGGGCTTTATGCAAGCAAAATCCCTAAACTGGGACATGCCGTTAGGGGCCACCGCTTTAACATAAATCATGCTGTGCGCCTCGTCCATAAACAGGTTCGGTCTGCCATCTGTCGCCACCATGGCCGCGAGTGCCTCTTCGCGGCTGGCTACGTATCTGGCGAAGAGCGTTCCCGGCTGCTGATCGCCCATCTGCTGCGCGCTCTGCCCCATCTGTATGGGCTGCTGCATCTGCGGCGGCGACTGCATGGGCCCCGCCGTGTTCATCATCGGCGTGTACGGATTGCCAAAGTAGTTGACGCTAGGGTTGTAACTGGGGTTATATCCATATGCCACGCGCATCACCTCCGTCGTTTCTATGGGTTGATTATCGCATTTTCCAGATTTTCACGGGTGCAAGTGGGCTGCACATGCGTGCAATGTGCGTGCATATGCGTGCAATGGTATAAAAAAAGAGGCCGGAGCTTACGCTCCGGCTTTTCTTGTGCGCACCATCATCCGCTCCAGCTCCGGCAGGATATGTCTGTCGAGTCGGCGGGATACGGTGCTGCGGTCCATGTTGTGGGCCTCGCCCACGTCTATCAGATCCATTCGCCACACAATGCACTGAGTGGCGATCTCTTTGTCCTCGGGACTGAGTTTTGCGATACTGAGGAGCCCGGCGAACTCCTCCGACGTCCAGTTATCAAACTGCGGATATTTGCGACGAGCTCCCATCAATATCACTCCTCTCCGGTCTGTCCTTCAGGCACTTCCGGCAGTCCTGCTACGCTGGTAAGCAGCGAGAGCACACCGGCCAGCAGCGATGCACTGCCAACCATCAGCCAGTTTACCTCGGTAAATACCGCAGTAGTGCCGATGGTTGCTACCGCCGTCTGCGCCACAGTTTTGACTGCACGCACTCCCGCTGCCTTCAGCCACTTCTTGGTCTTGTTACACATATATTTACCTCCTCACTTTACTCCGAAATATGCCAGCGCCGCGCCGACGAGCAGCACCACAATGGTCTTGACGACCTCAAAGGAGATCTTCTTCCACTTATCGGCGGGCTCGTTTTCGATAGTCTCCACGCGGCGGTCAATCTTTTCGACCGTCTTCTTGGTCTCGTTCATGGCCTCGGCCAGCTTTTCAACCGATGTAGCCAGCGTATGTATCGCGTTGATCTGCTCGTCGTGCTCGTGCAGCCGCCTGCGGAACGACTCATGTTCTTTGTTGTTAGCCGCCATGTCTGCACGCAAAGTCTTGATGTCCCCATCGTGGACCATGCAAAGCTGTCCGTCCATTACGCCGCCACCACCTTGCTGTATTTCGGGCCTACCCAGCCCTCGCGGCCGCCGGGCAGGATCACCGCATGCCAGCCGTTCTCAGACGTGGCACGCCAGACGCACATGGTGCCCTCGCGTACTACGGTGATCACTTCATGCTGCGTGCCGGCGCCCTCGCGGATATTGACCGTATTGCCGGTGATCTCGATGAAGATCGGCTCCACAGCTTCGCTCTCGCCGTCATCGTCCTGGGCCTCACGCTCGGCAAGGATGCCCATGAGCGCCGCGTGGGACTTCTCTCCGTACATGCCGTCGGCGGTCAGGCCGTTGTCCTTCTGGAAGGCCTTCACCGCGGCGATGGTCTCGCTGCCGTAATCGCCGTCTGCGCCGTACTTTGGCAGAGCATAGCCCAGCTCCATCAGCAGCTCCTGCAAGAGTTTGACGTCGTCGCCCTTGCGGCCCTTTTTGAGCAGCCTGCTGCCCAGCGTGCCGACGGATACGGGCGTTTCTGCCTCGGGCTGGTCTGCCTCGCCGTAATTGACGAAGGGCAGCTCATACCAGTGCGTCCAGGTGCGGTCCTTCAGCCTGGTGTCCACGCGGCCGTACTTGTAGCCGCGCCATTCGCGCACGATGCCGCCGCCCATGTAGTAGCCCACGTGGCCGGCATAGCGCACGGCGATGCCGGGCCGGTCGGGCATGGTGTTGATGGTACCCCAGTCGCAGCCCTGCTCCTTGGCGAAGCGGAAGAGGCCGTCGGCGCTCACGTCGGGCATGCCGTTGGAGCCGTACTTCTGGCCATGCGCGCCCAGGTCGCTCCAGTAGGCGTATTTGATGGCGCCCACGCAGTCAGCGCAGGATTCGCCGGCGACGATATGCTTGCGGTAGGTGCTCATCCGGCTGTCGCCGTAGTGACTCGGGTACTGCTTGCGCTTGCGCTGCAGCAGATCTTCGGTGCATTTGTGGCCATGGGTACCGTACCAGTACTTCAGGATCAGATTCGTTTTGAGCCAGCCCAGTATCTGGTCATCCGTAAAAAGTTTCACCATGTGTTCCACCTCCATTTATGATTTGGGTATAAAAAGAGCGCCCCGTTAAGGAGCGCCCTGAACCATTTGGTTACCTGTCGTTGGCCGTCAAAAGCGCCGCCAGCAGGTAGCCCGCCGCGCAGCTGACCGGGATAATCCAGAAAAGATTCAATGCGTTGATCATATCATTCCTCCTTTTCTGCATACACTTCAGAAATCTTGTTGTAGGCTTGTTGTTCTAATGCATTCCAACAAGCATAATTGTCGTAGTATACATAGGCTTCAGCGTAGCGACCACGCGCGTCCCACCAGCCTGTTGGAATCGACTTTGTGGTGATAACGGTTTTCACCTCCCACTACACCGTTTCCTCATCTGCCTAAGCCTTGTCCGTCGCTTACGCTTCAGAAAGTTTACTCAGTTATTTCAGTTGCGGTCAGAGTACCGTTATCATCAACGGTAATCTTAAACCACTTATTGCTGCCCGCTGTGTTGGATTGCATTCGCAGGCTACCATTTCCACCCGTGCGTTTCAATCTAAGCACTCTTGGCGATATTTCAGTCAATGTGTTTGCGGTGAGGATCGCAGTCGTACCCGTTACCTTAAACTCTCGCAGGTAAGGAAAAGCATTATCACTAACAACGCCTGCAAATATTGGAGTGCCACCGTTCTTTCCAACATAAGGTAAAAGACCGGGGGTGCCCTCATTTACAATACCCGGAATGGATGCATACACCATTTGGTTATTTTCTACAGCCATTAGGATTTCACCGGAGGAGATGTCGGACTTATACCCGCCCTCTCCGTCCGCAACAATGTTAACCACAATATACGGGTTTTTAGTTTCCAATAGTTCAATCGGCATCTTTACTATTGTCAGACACGTTGCGACAATTTCAACACGATGTGTGGAACCATCAGTGACGCACAATATAATGCCGTTAGTTTCTATCGACCCAGCAAACGGCTCGCCAGTATCATCGCCTTCGCCAAATAAGCTCAAATTTCCAAATGCGCCGTCATTTTGCTTTACTTCATAAGACGTGCCGTCAAAAGTAATTGTCATTCCAGTTGTTGCGTCAATTTCTTCATCACACTCGACAAAACCAATTAACATGCCTATGCCGTATTCATCGTTAAACACAACATCCTGCTCGCCGAAAACCGTCTTACGTTCTCGCCGTTTATACCCATATCTGTCTTCCCACTTCGCCATGCCGCCAGCATCTGTTACAAGAAACTGATTAGGTGCGCCGCCCTCGGGAAGTCCAGAACCACCGCCGCCGTTCTCTTTGAGATTGTCTATTTCCTCAGTAAGTCGCTCAACACCCTCGCGCGCAGTCTCATCCGCGAGATGATAACCGTTGAGAGTTTTTATTTCGTTCATGTCATTTCTCCTTTCACATCGCATCAATTTCCTTATCAAGTATCTGACGGCGCAGTCGGTACCAGTTGAGGATCTGCGCAAGGTTGGACACACTGGTCATCGGAAGCATGGGCCACGCCTTCGCGTCTGCGTCATACAGCTGCGAGGGTATGCTGCCGATGAAATTGCTGAACACCGTCGCCACGTTGGCCTCTGACTTTACGCCCTCCCTCAGTTCTATCGCGCGGGCCTTCAGTTCCGCCGACATATTGCTGCGGATAAGCTCCATCATTTTATGCATGTCCGCATATTCCGCAAACGTAAAGCCGGCTGCAGGCGAGGAGATATTTTCAGCAGCATAATGCAGGCCGTATATCGAATCGCGGTCGTATGCGCTGAAGTACCACTTCACACCATCGAACGTGACAAGGATATAGTTCTTGTCGGTGCAGTCATTCGCGTTTTCATCGACAGTATGGATGTAATAGTCGATTGCGCTGGGAAGGTCGATATACTGCGCTATATTATCCATGTTTCCGTCGATCACCGCCTGAATGGCCGTATTGAGGGAAGGCAGCACCCAGTCCGCATTGCTCTCGTCCTCGACATATTCCAGTTCAAAGTCGCCGTCCAGCGTGGCAAGCGCATAGAACTCCGTTGCGGCCACATGGGCGTCCGCG